CCAGAAAGTACAACGCAACAAGGTGCAATGTAATGCCGCAAATGAAAGAAGATGATATTCAGGGAGCAATTCAGCAAGCTATACAGGCTGCTATTGACTACGTTGATAGTGATATTAGCCGCCAGCGTGAACGCGCCCAACGCTACTTTGATGGACAAGTAGACCTAGAGCATGAAGATGGACGCTCTAAGGTTGTTTCTACCAAGGTGCGTGATGTTGTACGTGGAGCTAAACCTAGCTTGATGCGTGTGTTTATGTCTAACGATAAGTTCGTAGAGTTCACACCTAAAGGCCCAGAAGACGTAGCTAACGCAGAACAAGCGACAGCATACACTCATTGGGTATTTAATAAGTGTAATGGCTACAACGTACTTAGTAACGCCATACATGACGCTCTAGTTAAGAAGGTTGGTCTGGCTAAGGTTTGGTGGAATACTGAAACCATCGCTAAGACCTACACCTACGAGAACCTATCAGACGAAGAAGTACAGATCCTAGTCAGTAAGGACGGTGTTGAGGTTGTAGAGCATAGCCAAGAAGTAGAGATTGAAGTTGATGAGAGTGGTATGCAGGTTGAGCGTAACACGCACAGCATGGTTATTTCTCATAAGTTTGAAGAAGGTGAGATGGTCATTGAGGGCATCCCACCAGAAGAGTTCTTTATTGATGGTTCAGCTAAATCTATTGATGACGCTTACATTGTATGTCATCGCACAGAAAAACGTGCAGGCGATCTAGTCGCTATGGGATACGATCAAGACGTTGTTGATAACCTATCAGGTCAGGACGATGACACGTTAAGCGGTGAAGAAGAGAAAATCTTACGCTTTGGTGAATCAATCGACACTACTGAAGGTCTAGCTAACGACCCATCTATGCGTGTTATTATCGTTACAGAAGCCTATATGCGTATTGATATAGAGGGTGATGGCGTACCTACACTGCACAAGTTCTTATGTGGTGGTACTGGTTACGAGATACTTGATTATGAAGCATGGGACAAAGTACCCTTTGCTGATTTCCACGTAGATCCAGAGCCACACGCATTCTATGGTCGCTCTTTGGCTGAATTGGTGATGAATGACCAAGACACTACCACTAGCGTACTACGCGGTATACTAGACAACGTAGCCCTTGTTAACACGCCTCGGCTTGAAGTTAACGAAGATATGGTTGAGATGGACGATGTGCTTAATAACGAGATTGGCGCTATCATCCGATCAGAGCAGATTGGCTCAGTAAACCCATTAACAGTACCTTTTGTAGCTGGATCAACTTTACCTGCGCTACAGTATCTAGACATGCTTGTTGAAGAGAAAACAGGTATTAGTAAAATGTCTATGGGCCTTAACGCTGATATGCTTCAAAACACTTCAGCCACAGCAGCAGCACTAACTGCACAAGCTGGAGCAGGTCAGGTTGAAGTGATGGCGAGAAACCTCGCTGAAGGCACTAAGCGCTTATTCCAACTAATGCTACATGTAGCTGTTAAAAACTCTCCTGACGAGCAGATGATGCGTCTGAATGGGCAATTCGTGCCAGTAGACCCAAGTGTTTGGGATATTGAGATGGATATGGAGATTAATGTTGGCTTAGGAACAGGTCAGGAAGATGTTAAAGCAGCAGCACTTATGCAAACATTTGCCACACAGCAGCAGATTTGGCAGACTTATGGCCCTACTAATGGCCTAGTAAGCATGACACAAATGCGTAATACCTTAGCAGATACTTTGGCTTTATCTGGGTTCAAGAATGCAGATCGATATTATGCACCCATGAATCCAGAGACTGAGCAGCAGCTTATGGCTCAGATAGCAGAAGCAGAAGCACAGGCAGCAGCACAGCAAGGTCAGCAAGGCGACCCAATGGCACAAGCTCTAATCGAGGCAGAGCAGATTAAAGCTCAAGCTAAGTTGCAAGGTGATCAGATGCGTATGCAGGGTAAGATGCAAGCTGACCAGATTAAGGCTCAAGCCACTATGCAGGTTAAGGGTGCAGAGATGCAATCCGCACAAGGCAAGGAATTAGCTGAACTACAACTAAAGTATCGTGAACTACAAGCTGGTGATGACCTAAGTCGTGACAAGATGAACCAAGATCTTCTAATTGAAGCAGCCAAGATTCTGGGTCAGTACGGTAGTGCCGTTGATGTTGAGCGAGTACGGGCCATGCAAGCAGCTCCAAGAATGGGTAATTTGTAATGATTAGTAAGTCTCAGGCTGAGTATTTGCTCAAAGATGATACTTTTACGACAGTATTTGATATAATCCGACAGGATCAGGTCAAAAAGTTCTTAGGATCTTCTAGGCTTGATACTGAGGTACGAGAAGAGGCCCACGCAATGACGAGGGCATTAAATGAGTTCGAGCATACTCTCAAACGTATTATTACCAATGAGGTTATGCAAGACAAACGCAGCAAATAAAGGATAGCACCGTGGAAACGACTAACCAAAGCGTTGAGAGCGCAGTTGAAGCGTTAATGGCTCCAGTGGAGTCAGAGACAGCGGAAGTAGAATCTACCGAAACCGAAGGGTATGAAGTAGAAGAAACGGAGGCTGAAGATGAAGCCGAAGTTGAAGGATCTGATGATGACGATGTAGTCTACACAGATGACGAAGATGAAGGCGAAGAAGAATATGAAGCATCGGATGAAGAAACCGCCGATCAAGTTGAGCCTAGTACATTCTCTATCAAAGTTGATGGTGAAGATGTATCAGTAACTCTAGATGATCTAAAGCGAGACTACTCAGGCCAGCAATATATTCAGAAGGGCATGAAGCAAGCAGCAGAGGCTCGAAAGCAAGCCGAGGTAGCCTATAACGGGTTAAATCAGCAGCGCGAGCAGCTACAGCAACTTATGCAGCAGGTTCAGCAGCAAGGTGTAATGGTACAGCCTACTCCACCCACGAAGGAGCTACTGGCAGATGACCCATTAGGGTACATTGAGGCAGACGCTAACTATCGTGAAGATATGGGCAGGTTCCAACACCAGCAACAGCAATTAGCACAGCAGCATCAAGCTATGCAGCAAGCGCAAGGACAGGCTAATAAAGCCCACTTGCAGGAGCAAATGAACGAATTGACTAGAGCTATTCCAGATTTTGGGGACGCTACTAAAGCTCCTAAAATGAAAGAACGCTTAGTTAAACAGGGGCTTAGTGAAGGCTATAGCACTGAAGAGATTGGCGGTATTGTCGACCATCGCGCCATGAAAGTTCTACATAAAGCTATGATGTACGATCAGATGATGGCAGGTACTTCTACAGTTGAAGCTAAACTAAAGAAGGCTAGACCATTAATGAAAGCTGGCGCTAAGAAGCAACCTGATTCTAATGCTAAGAAGCAGAGCAAGCAAATGTCAAGATTGAAGAAGTCGGGAAGCGTAGCAGACGCAGCCGCATTATTGTTTAGTAGTTAAATTTTAAATTATTTAGGAAGAAATTATCATGGCACAACCAACTAATACTTTTGATACATACGATTCAGTAGGTATTCGTGAAGACTTATCTAACGTGATCTATAACGTATCACCTGAAGAAACCCCATTACTTAGCTCTATTGCTAAGGTTAAAGCATCAAGCACTTTGCATGAGTGGCAGACTGACACATTACGTGATTCAGCAGTTAACGCTCACATTGAAGGCGATGATACAGTTGCTGAAGCTCGCACTGCTACAACTCGTTTACAGAACTCTACACAGATCTTTAAGAATGCTGTTGTAACTTCTGGTACTGATGACGTTGTTGATAATGCAGGTCGTGGCAAAGAGATGTCTTACCAGATCGTTAAGGTCGGTCAAGAGCAGAAGCTAGACATGGAAGCCGCTTTGATGGCTAACCAAGCCCGCGTAGCTGGCAACTCTACCACAGCTCGTAAAATGGCTGGTCTTGGTGCTTTTGTTAAGACTAACGTGACCAACGTAGGAACTGGCGGCGCTAACCCTGCTGGTGACGGCTCTAACGCTCGTACTGACGGTACTGCTACAGTATTTAGTCAAGCTGACTTTGACTCTGCCATGCAGGGAATCTGGGCTGAGGGTGGTAAGCCTGATTGTGTTATCTTGTCTGCATTCCAGATGGATAAGGCTCTTGGCTTTGTTGGTAACAACAACCAGCGCTCTACAGGCGCATCTGGCAAGGTTGAAAACTTGTTGAATGTTTATGTAACTCCTTGGGGTTCTGTTGAGTTCATTCCTGCTCGTGAAAACCGTTCACGCGATGTTTGGATTGTTGAGAAAGACAAGCTAGCATTGGCTCAGTTGCGTCCTATGAAGAGCCAAGCTCTTGCTAAGACCGGCGACAACGAGAAGCGTCAGGTTGTTGGCGAATGTACTCTTGTTGTTCGCAACGAAAAAGCTCTAGGCCTTGTAGCTGACTGTACTGTAAGCTAAATAACACTTTTGTGTTACAATAAGGGGGTGCTTCGGCATCCCTTTTTTTATGGAGAAATTATGTCTAAAGTAAATATTGAAGTAACGTGCGATAACATTATGCTTGACAAGATGCGCTATGCTGGCTGGAAAGGTGAGGTTGACCAAGCCATTGTGGATGCGATCAATGCTATGGATGAAGGTTATGGCTCACCACGAATTAAAGTAGAAGCTAAAAAGAAAACCACCAAGAAGGTTGCATAATGGCTAAAGTATCGGAACAATGGGTTAAGCAAGACGATAAGCTAATCCATATTAAACAGCAAGATTGGACACCTATGCTAGACCGAGCTGCTGCTTTACGTGAGAATGGCAATGCTGAGTTTGGTGAGTCTAGGCTAGTGGGTGTAATTGATGCTGCTCTGATTAGCGAATGGCTAAAAGAAGCAGGTATTGGTTGGGATGATCCAGCTAGATCAGACGTAATTAAGCGTAAAATGCTTAGTGGTGACTTTGATAAGTTACGAGTTTGGGAAGGTACATATTAATTAGTACAGGGTTTTAGCATGAGTTTAGAATCACTAAAGGAATTTGCAACAGACCGCCAGTGTGAGATCATTGACGCTATCATCGAGCATGGCTCACAGGCCAAGGCAGCTACAGCTCTCAATACAAATCTTCGAGGAATGCAGCGAGCAGTTAAGCGGGCTAAAGAGAATGCGTCACGGCGTGGCTGGAGTCCAGAGCATGACATGAATCATAGCGTACCAGACACCCACGTTGTAAAGGGCGTCTCGACATTCTACGATGAAAATGGCACACCAATCCGTCAATGGGTAAAATCAGACCTAAAGAAGCAATCTGAACAGGAGGCTCTAGAATCGTTTGTAGAGGCTCTTAGAGGAGACCTACCCAAGCACCAGCCTTTGTCATCAAAACCTCTTACAGACATGCCACAGGCGCTTACAGCGTATGTTATAGGTGATGCGCACATAGGAATGAAGGTTACAAAGGAACGTAACGGAGATTCTGACTGGAACCTTGAAATAGCAGAACGCGTAACTGTTGGCGCAGTTGAAAAGTTAATCAAGGCTAGTGGCGGCTCTGAAGTAGGTCTTATGCTGGATTTAGGAGATTTTGGTCACTCAGATAATCTGAATAACACCACCAGCTCAGGCCAAAACCACATGGACATGGATGGCGACTATGGGGACTCTGTAGCTGCTCAAGTGCGTGTTTACAGGCGATCTATAGATTTACTTCTAACTGCTCATAATAAGGTAATTTTAATGCAGGTTAGGGGCAACCATAACAGCTCAACATCTCGCTGTATGAATGTAATGCTTAAAGCCTTCTATGAAAATGAGCCTCGCGTCGAGGTACTGGATAACGCACATAAGTTTCAGCACATAACTTATGGTTCAAACCTTCTTGTGACTCATCATGGAGATAGGATGAAACCTCAAAGGGGATTTGAATATGTTGCTAGATCTTTGTCTAAGGAATGGGGCCAGTGTGAGCATAAGCACTTTTTAATGGGACACGTACACCATCATACTGCTACAGAAATCGGCGGTATGCTTTGCGAAACATTCCAAGCCTTGCCTGCTGGAGATGCTTGGCATAGTGATTCTGGCTATGGTGCAAAGCGTACAATGAGTGCCGTTGTATACGACAAGGTACATGGCGAGCAACAGCGCCACAAAGTAAACATTAATCAGATAGAGGGGTAAAGATGTTTAGCTTAGGGCATAAGTCTATACAAAATATGATGGGCGTTGATGATGATCTGATCGATATAGTTGAATTAGCTATAAAGATTACCAAGGTTGATTTCGGCATCCCCAGCACTGGTGGTTATAGATTAGAAGCAGAGCAGGCTAAACTTTTTACAGCAGGGTTAAGTAAGGCTGACGGACGGGTCAATAAGTCAAAGCACCAAATAGGGAGAGCAGTGGATGTTTTTGCCTATGTTGATGGCAAAGCGTCATATAACACTGAACATTTGGCTATGGTTGCAGCAGCGATGTTACAAGCTGCCAGCCAATTAGGTATCGAGCTTAAATGGGGTGGGCATTTTAAGTCGCTCTTAGATATGCCGCATTTTGAATTAGGGGGTTAGTATGGGATGGGTTTCAAGTTTATTAGGTGGCGGTATCGTTGAGTCAGTTGAGAAGGTTGCATCTGAGTGGATAGAGACGGATATGGAGTCAGCAGAGGCTAAGTCGCTGATGATTAAAACTTTAGATCCTAACGGTAAGATGCGGCGTGACTTATCGCGGTTTGCTTGTCGTGCCTACGGCTTCTATCTAGTCGCTATGGTAGCGCTAAGTTTCATGGTGGCTTTTAGTATTGGTAACGTGGAAGGTGCTAAAGAAGCGGCTGAGATGATGGTAGGATTATTCTTACCTATCACCACCTCATGGGCTGCTATTGTTAGTGCTAGTTTTGGAGTAAATGCAACCAACTCTATAAAAGCTAGATAACCTCCAGTTTCGCTTTTAGGTTATTAATCTGCTTGGTGTAGTATTCGGAATACTTACTGCCACCGACTAAAGCTTGTTCGTATGTAGCCATTTCGTGCTTAATGTCGTCTATTTTACGCACTTTGGCTATTTTTTCTTTTAGTGTCATTCCATTCTTCCTCTAATTTAATTTCAAGTATGAAGTTCAGGCAGCAAATAGCGTGAGCTAAGTGGTGCAGACCTGATTCTTTATCCCGTATTTCGTCCATATTATACGCCGCCAAATGTCTGCGCGCAGCCGCTAAATAACGAGACTGAGCATTATCCACTAAACGCCAATTATTGTCTGCATATTTAGCAGCGCCAAAGGTTAAAACTTTAGTCACTTCCTCAGTGGCCCGCACTTGCTCAAGATCATAGCGTGGCTTGTCGTTATCAAATTTCATGCCTAAACTAAATTCTAGTTCATTTAAGTTTAATGTTGGTTCAATCTTGTCACTATTTAGCGCGGCAATGTCGCCAAAGTCGTCTGTAAATGTAGGTTCAATTTTCATTTTATCGCCTGCCTGATTAATATATCTCTCTTCACTTGAATTTTATTCAGAATATCTTTTCTGTTAGCCATCTCGCAACAGGAGGTATAGCTATGGTTTATCGACATTGTGCAGTCTTTTAAAGGCACATTCAAAGACCGTAGACTAATTAGCCTTTCAATATCTAAATCAGACCAAGGATTAGGTTTATTAAATGGCTTGGGTTTAGGGTTTATTACTTCACGCTTACCACTTCCAAAGCTAAAGGATTTTGGTACTTTTGGATTAAATACAATGCTCATTTTATTGCCTCTTTTATCATTCTTTTTCTTAATTTATTGATCGTGTCGTAAAGGTTGTTGGTATATACGGCGCTTCCACAGGAGTTTGAAGACCTGTTTAGTGCCGATCCACATTCAGGATAGCTCATGCTTAATGCTCGCATCGCTATTAGCTTGTCAAGCTCTTCAGA